GTCAGACCAGTCTGTGCAGGTATATGGTATTTTGAATCCAGGTAATATTGATGCGTCTTCATTAACATGGACTGCTGTTAATACTACTGCTCTTGGTTCACAACCTTCGTTTGCGCAGATTTCTACTAGCACTTCAACTGCGGCAACTCCAGGCGAACAAAACTTTTCAACCCTTGGTCAGCCAAATGGTTTCGCCGAGATTGACTTATCACAGTTAAAAGAACTAACAAACTCTGCTATTGGTGGTTATTCTAACTATCCAGATGGTCCAGACGTTTTAGCAGTAGTTGTTAGAAACCTTTCTTCAACCAATGCAGCAACTGTTTCAGTAAACTTATTCTGGTCTGAAGCGCAAGCATAAATATACAAAAATAGAGGAAATTCAAAATGGCAACCCAAGTACAATTTAGACGAGGAACTACTACCCAGAACAATGCGTTTACTGGAGCGAATGGTGAGATTTCTGTCGACACTGATGTAAAAACATTACGACTTCACGATGGTGTGACTGGTGGTGGTGCATCTATTATGTTAAACACTACTACTGCTCAAACTGCTCTGAATAAGACATTTAGTACTGGTTCTGTGTGGACTGGTAATGCGGTTGCTTTAGCGTATGGTGGTACTGGATCTTCATTAACTGGTGTCGCAGGTGCGGTTGCTTATTCTGGTGCTTCTGGTTTAGGTCTTTCTGCTGCTGGTACTTCTGGTCAAGTTTTAGTTTCTGGTGGTACAAGTTCTCCAGTTTGGGTTAATGCTTCCTCGTTAACTACTGGTGTTGCCACTACTGCGGTTACTGCCACTAACATTGCAGGTGGTTCTGCTGGTCAGTTGATTATTCAGTCTGATACTGGCTTATCTACTTTCATTACTGCTGGCGCATCTGGCACGTTCTTACAATCAGCTGGTGCTGGTTATGCTCCTACTTGGGCAGCTGGTCAAGTTACTATCGGTTCTACTGCTGTTGCTCTTGGCGCAACAGTTACTTCGTTTACTGGTCTTAATATTCTAACTGCCACTGGTACTAGCCACTGGGTTCTACCAGTTGGTACTACTGCTCAACGTCCAGGTTCTCCTGCAACTGGTATGGTTCGTTATAATACTGATACAGTTGGGTTTGAAGGATATTCTTCTGGTTCTTGGTCGTCACTTGGTGGCGTTTCTTCTGTTGATAAATTTACATATATTCAAGCAGAAACTTCTGCTGGTGCATCTAATGGTGAACTAGAATTCTTTGCTGAAGACGCAGCTGGTACTGCAGCAGTTAAAGTCGCTGGCATGAACAGAACTCGTTTGCTAGAAGCGACTGGTACTGTTCTTGGAACTCAAACTACTCAGAATTTATTTAATACTGTTGCCACTACACTAAACATTGGTGGCGCAGCTACTGCAGTTAATATCGGTGCTGCCACTGGTACACTAACTCTCGGTAATGCAACTATTACTGCAACCAATGCTACTTCGTTGGCTCTTAATGGTGCGTCACCAGCAATCACAACTACTAGCACTACTGCTTCGGTATTTAACTCTACAGTTACAACATTAAACATTGGTGGTGCAGCGACTACTCTTTCTATCGGTGCTGCAACTGGTACTGCTACGATTAATAACGCTGAAGTTGTTGTTACTGGTAACTTAACTGTTAATGGTACAACTACTACAGTAAATTCAACTACTTTAACAGTTGATGATAAAAATATAGAGTTAGGTTCTGTTGGTACACCTACAAATACTACTGCAAATGGTGGTGGTATTACTCTAAAAGGTGCAACAGATAAGACTATCACTTACGCAAGTTCTGATGAATCATGGAATATGAACATCAAGTTGAATGTTACTGGTGCGGTTGCTGCAACTGGTGATATCACTTCTCCAAATTTCTACTCTGTTTCTGATGAACGATTAAAAGACAATATTGTTGATTCTCCATATGGTCTAACAGAAGTTATGCAACTTCGTTCAGTAGCCTATGATATGGATGGTCGTCATGAAGTCGGTCTGCTTGCGCAAAATGTTGAACAACATATGCCTGAGTTTGTTTCTACAGACGCTGATGGAACTAAGAAACTTGACTACGCTAAAATGGTATCAGTTTTAGTTAAGACTGTTCAACAGCAACAAGAACAAATCGAAGAATTAAAAGCAAGATTAGGATAATTAATGGCTATCCCAACAAGTAGAGAAGGTCTAAAGCAATACTGTCTCAGAGATCTCGGTGCTCCAGTTTTGGAGATCAACGTAGATGATGATCAGTTAGAAGACCGTATTGATCAGGCTCTAGATTACTGGCGTCTATATCACTACGAGGGTATCGAGCAGATTTATCTTAAGTGTCAAATTAAAGCATCTAGACTAACCATTACTACAGGTAATGCTGCTTCTTTTGGTTTAGAACAACCAGTCGTTGGCGCCACTTCTGGTGCAATGGCAACCATTACTAGAGAAAATGATACAATTTCTTCTGGTAATACTTTGATTGTTAAGAACGTAGTTGGAACTTTTGTTGCTGGTGAAACTATTACCAGTGGCGCACTTACTGCAACTCTTGGTTCAGGTACTCCTTGCGTTCTTGGTGAGTATGATAAGAAATACGTAGATATCCCTGATGCTGTTTATGGTATCACTAAAGTTCAAAGTATTGGTCAAGCATCTTCTTCAAAGAATATCTTTGACTTGCAATATCAATTGCGATTAAATGATTTGTATGATTTAACTTCTACATCAATCATTTATTTTAAAACTGTTATGTCTCATTTGGCTCTATTAGACTTAGAGTTAAATGGTCATACGCTATATCGTTTCAATCGTTTACAAAATCGTTTGTATCTAGATATTAACTGGCAGTCTGATGTATCATTCGGTGATTACATTATTGTTTACGCATATCGTGCTTTAGATCCAGCTGAGTTCTCTAAGGTATGGAATGAGAACTGGATCAAGCGTTATACTACTGCTCAATTCAAACGTCAATGGGGCACTAACCTTAAGAAATTTACAGGTCTTCAACTTCCAGGTGGCGTAACATTAGATGGTGATAAGTTATATACTGAAGCCATGACTGAAATTCAAATCTTAGAAGACGAACTGCAAAATAAATCTGCTCCTCTAGAATTCTTCTTAGGATAAAATGTCTACAACAAATGTATATTTTTCTCAGGGAACTCAAAACGAACAGTACCTGATTGAAGATATTATCATTGAATCATTAAAGATTTATGGTAATGAAGTTTTTTACATTCCAAGATCTTTAGTATCTAAGGATAATGTTCTCGGTGAAGATCGACTTTCTCAATTTAAAACTGCATTCCCTATTGAAATGTATTTTGAGAACGTAGACTCGTTTGGTGGTCAAGGTGCATTTATTCAGAAGTTTGGTTTAATGATTGAACAGTCTGCAACTCTGGTAGTTGCTCGTAGACGTTGGAATCAATTAGTTGGTCGTTATGGTCAAACACAAATTCCTTCTCGCCCGAATGAGGGTGATTTAATTTACTTCCCACTGACTGGTAGTTTATTTGAACTTAAATTCGTCCAGCATCAAGACCCATTCTATCAACTTGGTAAACTATATGTTTACAAACTTCAAGTTGAACTATTCCAGTACTCTTCAGAAAGAATCGATACTGGTATCGCTAAGATTGATACTTTTGAATCTCTTAAAACATTCAGCACTAATACAACTAGAAATATTCACGGTAGAGTTGCGACTATTACAATGACAAATAGTGGCACAGGATATACTTCTGTTCCAACAGTTACTCTTATAAGTTCTACTGGTATTGGTGCTACAGCTACTGCAATTAGAGGAACATCTGGAACTAATCTTAATAAGATTACTGGTATAACTATTACCAATCAAGGTACTGGTTATCAAACTGCCCCAGTTGTTAGTATTACTGGTGGTGGTGGTACTGGCGCTACAGCAACAACTACTCTTGATATTGATATCAAGAAATCCTCTGATGGCTTTGGTGAGAATGATTCGTTCAAAGATGCAGCCACTGATGTTATTAATTTTGATGAGCAGAATCCATTCGGAGAAATAAACAATGCTTAATGGAAATGTTTATTACCATGGTTCTATAAGAAAAGCCATTGTGGCTTTTGGTCGTTTATTCAGCGACATTTATATTGATCGCAAACAAGGCGACTCTGTTGCTGGTACTACTATTCAGCGTTTGCAAGTTCCACTTTCTTATGCGCCAAAAGAAAAGTGGTTAGTTCGTTTAGATCAACAACCTGATTTAGAAAATAACGTAACTAT